TGTCGAGCACGACACCGGCCTCGGAGCTGTCGAAATAGACGTTCCCGAATTTGTTATATGCGGGCCTTGTCCCGACGCTGTTGGTCGTCGCGTCCGTCGTCATCGAATAATAGCCGAGGAGAACGTCTCCGTTGGTCACGGTCAGGGCCTCGACCTTATCCTCCAGCCGGATGCCGCCGAGCGTGCCCCGTGACGTGTTACCGGCATTCAGAATGAACGCATCAACGAAGAGGTCGTTGGTGTTGTGGACGAAAAGGCCGGCCAGCTCGTAATCGAACAGGTCGAAGTCGCGCATCTTCTGCGCCACTCCGTCCGTGATCTCCATGCCGATATAGCCGTTGGCGATGGTGAAGTGGCGGAAATGAGAATAGGAGCCTGTGGACTTGATGGTCGTCGCGCCAGAGACGGGCGTTCCGCTGTAGCCCAGCCGGAGCTTGTTCAGCCCGAAATAATAGCCGGAATTGTCGATCACGCGCGCATTCAGTGCCGATGACAGGATTTGTGTCGTGTGGCGGCAGTCGCCTTCGAGCTCGACGCCATCGGCCGTATTGGTCAGCTCTCCGCTGATCTTGTAAGTGCCGCCAGAAATGGTGTTGGGGAAACGGATCGTTCCCCCGCTGGAAAGGCTGTCTATGGCCTTCTGAATCGCCGCAGTGCAGTCGTCTGTTCCGTTGCCAACGGCTCCATAATCGGTGGCGTAAACAACCTCCTGACTGAACTTGCGCAGCGTCGGGTTGACGATCTGCGAGGCCTGCCTGATCCAATCCGGAACCGATGGACCATAGGGAGGAAGGAACGGCGCGTTCACATCCGCCCTCCGGCGGTCGATTCCAGATCAAACCCCTGAACCGAATTCCAGCTTGTTCCCGCCGCAAGGATGATTTCGGGCTGCAAGTACCGGCCCGAGGCGCGGATCGGCACTTCGCCATTCGCCCGAAAATCGTTCGAGACAATGTTGGTGGGCGCGTCCCCCATTCGCGCGCGGCAGTCGATTGCCACCTGCGCCGAAGTCGTATCGCCGATGATGCGCGTGTTCCTGACGTGCGAAACCCGTCCCGGATTCAACTCCAGCTGCGGAAAGCGGAAAGCCGCCTCAAGATTGTTCGAGGAACCGAACGAATAGAGCTTTCCGTCATTGTAGGCGATCAGCAGCAACGGGTTGCCGCCTTGCCAGTAGGGATCATCGAATGTTGGGGTCACATCCTCGATCGAAGGATAAGTGACCGCAATATCCTCAAGTGTCAGTGACGCCGTGCGCCCCGTGGAAATGCCGACGATCCCGACAATCAGGATGTCGCTCCACATGTCATTCTCGAAATTGTACACCCACAGCCGGTCAGGCATGGACCAGATGACAAGCGAGCGGTCAGGATCGATCGTGCAGCGAAGGTTGGACGTGATTTCCGAAACCGAATAGGTCGTGCGGAAGGTGCGATCGACCTTGTTCCTGCCGATGGGCACCACTTCCCCGTCTATGAACTTGTAAAAGCCCCTCCGGCTGTAGAAGAACGTCTGCCGTCCGTGCTGGGCAATTCCGCCGTGACACAAGGCGCCGATGCCGTTCGACACCTTGCGCCGCGAGAATATATCTGGCGCCCCGATATATTCGAACATGTGGATTGCGGTGTCTTGGAACGCCAGGCCAAATTCGCCGCCCGCAAGGCCCGTGACCGCCCCGCCGTCAGGCAAGTCCTGAACGTCGCTCTGGTTGGTCCCGATGGTCCATCCCTCGGCATTATCGATCGCCGACCAATAGACCCGGTTTTGGTTCGCGCTGTTTCCCGCCACGAACACAAAATCCCGAACGATCGCGCAATAGGAGCAGGATGGCGGGCTTCCCCCAAGCAGCGCCGCCGTTCCCGCCGTAATCGTATATTTGAGCGGCGCGGCGCCGTTGACGCACACAACCTTGTCGCCGAACTGCGCGAAGAACCAGTTGGCCGTGTACGAGCCGGCATAGACGCTGGTCGAGGTCGTCGCGGTCAGGCGGTACAGCCCGGCATTCGACCCCGCCAATAGAGCCGTAGTGCCGTCTGACCCGGTGAATGCCCCGCCGCCCCTCCACGTCTGCCCCAACGCGGCCGAGATTGGCGAGAGAGACTTGATCGGTTCATACCCAAACACGCCAGAATAAGCATTGCGCGCCTTGACCAGGCCGTCATGCCCGTGCTCGGGGAGGTCTGGCGTCCATGAACCCAGCTTCATTCAATGACCGCCGGTCTCGTGGCGAGCGGGCCACCTGGGATGCGTTTGCGGTTGGCATCGTCCCTGATTTCCGCGACCGCCTCATCCCACGCCGATTTCCACACGCTCAACCGCTCGTCATCGCGCAGATAGGCTTCCGCCATGCAGAGAGATCCAAACAGATAGGCGTCAGGATGGCTGTCCAGCAGCCAGTTTGTCGTATTGCCGCTGTCGAGTCCGACGAGGCCTGAGTAATGAACGATAGTCAGCGTGGCGGTCTCGGTCGGCGTTGGCGCTAGGACGATTTTTTCGTCAATGATCGTGTAGGCCGCCGGCGATGCGTCCTCTTGGCCCGTGAACTCGGTTCGGAGCGATTGAGGCGACATTGGGGTGAGGTTCACCCTTGGGACCGCCGCGATGTAGACTTGCCGTGCCTCCCGGAACCCGGTGGGAAGGGCGTAACCCTCGGTGCCGGCAACGAGCGTGATGGTCGAGACCTGCTCCATCTCCGGGGTGCGCAAGAGCCGGTTCATTCGCGCTTCGAACAGGCGGATGAATGTCGGGATTTTCGAGGATAGATCAGAGCGGTTGAGCCAGTCTCCCATTTCGGTGACAAGCTCGCTATAGGAGGCAATGGTCACGGCTCACCTCCCTCAGAGAATGATTTCGCGTACTTTGAGCCAGCGGTAGTCGGAGCTGTTCAGCAGCCGCTTCACGCCGTCCTGATGGTTGGGGTTGTAGAGATTGACCCCGTGCTTCGTGATCCACTCGTAAATGATGCAGGCGGGGATGCTCGCGACCTTCTCAAGCCCATCGCCCATGCGGGTTCCCGCCGTCGCGGATTGCGCCCGCTTGTTGGCGTCCAGAAGCTTGGTCGCGTCCTGTTCGTAGCGGACCTGGACAGTGCCTTCGTCTTCGTCGGTAGCGCGGATATATTTCCGCATCCCGTTGAACGACCCATCGTCGATGAGCTGCCAGTCAGATAGCTCGGCCATGCCCGTTCCTGATGATCTGTTCGGCGATATCCCGGCGGACTTCGCACTGATCGCCCTCGAAGCGCTTCACGTCTGCGTCGATGAACACGCCGTCGCGAAGGATCAGCAAAGTGACCGTATCCGCGAGCTCAGCCTTCTTGCGGGCCATTACCCCCCCTATGTTGCGGGGCTGACCGAAGATCAGCGCTTCAAGCCAGCCACGCATGTCAGATATTGTTCTTGATGACGGAGAAGTTGATGACCACCGCCTCGCCGAGCGAACCCGCCGACACGTTGCGGAGGTGGATGACGAACGACCCCGCCGCCACCGCATCCACGACATAGACGTAGGAGCTTGCGGTAGCGCCCGAAGCAATCGCGAGATTGATCGTGTCCTTCGACCCAACATAGCTGTTGGTGACGGTGAACCCGACTGACGTACTGGCCGCCAAGGCGGCGTTGTTCATGGTGATCTGGCCGCAAGGGCCTTCGCAGGTGACTCCAGTGGATTTGCTGGTGGCCTGCGTGACCGTGCTGCCGGGACTGAGCTTGACCCGCATGGAAAATTCCTTTGTCTGAAAGACGAAAGGGGCGAGCCCTAGAAGACCCGCCCCCTCCTTTGTCACCTATTGCTAGGTGAGGTCGGCAACGATGCCGTGCGCCGCCTGGTTGAGGCAGCGCAGCGTCAGCTCCGTGCGGAGCGCCTTGCGCTTGGCAAGGCCCGTGGTCGCGAGGTCGAACGGCATCAGCGCCTCGCCAACGGCAAGGTCCGCATATTCCGGATCGACAACGAGCGCCGAACGCGCATCCGCGAAGCGGTCTGCAACGAACGCGATCTTGCCGAAGTCGCTGATGTAGTAATCCGCCGCCGCAACGATGGTCAGCGCCTTGTCACCAGAATCGCGGCGAGCATCGGCGAGGCCGACGAACGCTGCTTCGGCCTGCTTCTGCGAGCCATTGGTGATGACCATTTTCGGATTGCCGCCAGCCGCCCAGACGAGCTGGAGAACGGTCTTGAGCAGCGTTTCCGTGTAGGCGCGCTGAGTGCCGTTAGTGGCTGCGGACACGGTGCCGGCCGAGAAGCCGCCATCCGAACCGCCAGAACCGCGGCTGTCGTTGGACGTGATCCACGCCTGCATACCGCCGAAGAGGCCGGCAGTGCCCGACGCAGCGGCAACCGACGCATAGTTGCCGACCGCACGCTTCTCGATGTCGGTCTGGATCTCGCGACCCGCCTTCATCAATTCGCGCGCAAGCTCGGACTTGCGGCCCGCCTTGTTGGTCCACTCGACGGTCGTTGACGCACCCACGACCTTGGTGAAGATCTGCGTGTGGTTGCCGACGCGCGTGGTGTTGGCGCGCGAGGCGTTCGACAGATCGTCGCCCTGAATCGAGGCGTTGGCTTCGTTGGCCGCCGCAAGTGCGTCGGTTTGCCATTCGGTGTAAGTGTTGCTTGCCGTCGAGCGCCCGATGGAATTGATGAACGGGGTCTCGTCGGGGAACAGTTCCGCGATCTTGTCGGAAAGGTCTTCACGAACGCCGACGCGGCTGACGTTCTGTATCGTGTTTGAAGGAACGGCCATTTGTCATGACTCTCTTTTGGTTGGGGCTAGTCGAGCCAGCCCGATTGTTCTGCCCATGAGGCAATCGCGTTCTCGCGGGCGTTTCGTGTTTTCGCCGTGAGCGCGGACTGCCACGCCTGATCCGCCTTCACCCGTCGCGTCTGGTCCGGTTCCCTTGCGGTTCCCGGCTTCGCGATCGGTGGCGGCGCTTTGCCGGCGCGCACCCTCTCCATCTTCTTCCGCATTAAAGCGTCGTACTTCTCTGCCTTGGTCTTCCATTCGGATGTGACCTTGAGGGCCTTGATTGCCGACACATCGGAGATTTCGTTGGGGTCGAATCCGAGCAATTCAGCGGTGGCATTCAGCTCTTTGACGAGATCCTGTCCGCTTGCCTGATCGAATATTTCCGGCATTTCAGCCTCAAGCTGCTGGCGAAACATGGTTGCTTCGTGCTCGGCTCGGGCTGCTTGAATCTGTGCCTGTTCGGCTCTGGCCTTTTCCGCGTCCCGCTGCGCTTGTTCGCGCTGGGCGGTGTAATACTGATAGGCTTCGAGCTGCTGGGCGTAGGCCTCCGGGTTCTGCGTGAATAGCGCAGCCGATGGAGGCTGAACCTCGAATTGCTTGGCGTAGTTTTGCAGGGTCTCGGCGGCTTGGGCCTTGATCTGCTCGACTGTCCTTAACGCTTCGAGTTGTGCGGCCTGTTTGACCTGGGCCGCTTCCTGGGCCTTGGACTGGAAGCCTTTCTCAAGCTCCCCGATGCGGCGCGCGGTGAACTCCTGCGCTTCACGGGGCAAGCTCTTGAACTGCTCCTTTTCCTCGGCGGTCAACGAATTGGGCGGCTCGATGGCCGGAAGCTCGTCTTCCGGTTCGATGTCCTCTTCGTCTTCGGCTTCTTCGGCCTCGGCTTCCGGCTCGTCACCTTCAGCTTCGGGCTCTTCTGCCGGTTGTTCCTCTTCCTGCTCAGGCTCCACGCCTAGCATTTCGTCGGCGATTGCGTTGAATGCGTCTGCCGGGTTTGCGTCAGCGGGATTGCCGTCGCCTCCGGCTGCCACTTCGGGCTGGGCCATTGTCGATCGTCCTTTATCAGGCTTCTGGTGTTGGCCGTCTCTCCGGCTGTCACAGTTGGCGGGTTGGCCCCGCTCTTGTTGTTATTCTGGCGTTTTCATGCTAGCGCGGGCCATGTTCGCGAAGCTCTTTTGTCGCATGGGCTTTCACGATTGGTGGCCCATTGAACCGCCAACATCGACCGGATTTTGCTCTGAGGCTCTTTGCGAATGCCGTCGATGTGGTCAGCGGCTCAACACGGTAATGATGTTCACGAATCAACTCTTTGAGCGCTGGCGGAAGC